TGATCTGGTACAAAAAAAATACTACCTCTTATTCTTCGCCAAGGATATAAGTTATGGGTTGTAGATCTACAATACCACATAGACAAGATAATACTCTGTTTAGGTCAAAGAAAAACAGCAATATCAAATTAAAATGGCTTGGGAAAAAGGAGTACAAGATGTGAGGATGGGATACGCCTCAGAACCACTTAACGAATACCTAAAAAGTATAGATGGTTCCATGAAGGAAGAGGACGCGCGATATTATCTATATAAATTTTTAAGAAATAATATTGCATTTACATCAGAATTGTTTTTAGGAGTCAAGCTATTCCCCTTTCAAGCTATGGCTGTCAAGGGAATGATGGTGTCTGACTATTCTATGTTCGTTTTCTCTCGAGGAATGTCTAAAACATTCTCTACTGCGGTTTATGTTTTATTAGAGTGTCTATTGAACCCAAACTCAAACATAGGAGTAATTGCGGGAACCTTCAGGCAGTCAAAGATGATATTCCAAAAAATGGAAGACATACTAGGCAAACCAGAAGCTAGGTTAGCAAAAGAGTGTGGCGTTAAGATAACTAAAGGAACTGACCAGTGGACTATGAAAATAGGGGGTAGTAAAGCTGTAGCATTACCGTTGGCTAACGGAGAAAGATTAAGGGGTTTTCGATTTAATAGGATAGTTCTTGACGAGTTCCTTACTATACCAGAAAAGATTTTTAATGAGGTTATTATGCCGTTTTTGGGGGTTGTAGAAAATCCTATAGAGCGTGAGGAACTATATAATCTTGAGACACGCATAATCGAAAAAGGTGAGATGGAAGACAAGGATAGGTATGTCTGGCCTAATAACAAGTTGATAATTCTTTCATCTCCAAGCTTTAAATTCGAATATATGTATAAACTTTTCAAGAAATATGAATCACTGATTATGGAGAAAACTATCTCTCAAGATGGGGTCGAAGATGATGATGATGATGATGAATATGGAGCAGGTTCTGGGGCTTATAGGTTAATAATGCAGTTGAGTTATGATTGTGCTCCTAAGAGACTTTATGATCAAAACCTGCTTAAACAAGCAAAGGCTACTATGAGTGAAATGCAGTTCAAAAGAGAATTTGGTGCTCAGTTCGTAGATGAGAGTGATGGTTATTTCAGATTATCAAAAATGGCTGCTTGTACGATACCTGACGGGGAAAGTCCAGCTGTAGAGGTGGTTGGCAACCCTAGTGATGAATACATACTAGCTTTTGACCCTAACTGGGCTGGTAACACAAGTGCAGACCACTTTGCTATGCATGTTTTTAAGGTGCTACAAGAAGACCAGAAGATCTGTTTAGTTCACAGTTACGCTGTGGCTGGGGTATCTTTAAGGGAGCATATGACATATTTCTTATATTTGATAACTCACTTCAACATTATTGGTATATGCGGAGACTATAACGGAGGAGTGCAGTTTATCAACTCATGTAATGAAAGCCAGTTGTTTAAAGACAAGAACATAGACATAGGTGTCATAGAGATTGATATAGAGAAGTCCGAAAACTACCATTCTGATATCCTTGCATTTAAAAATGAATATAATGTTAAAACAAGAAAATACTGTGTTTTAAGAAAGCCTACAGTCAACTGGATACGTAATGCAAACGAACTACTACAGGCATCTATTGATCACAAAAGAATACTATTTGGTTCTAGGGCGGTTGACTCGCATTTCGACGATCAAAGAAAAAAGAACTTACCGATTGAATCTCTCAAATGGGACATGAAAATAAATGCATCTTCCAAGGGCGCTAAAATGATTGACTTTATAGATCACCAAAAAAGTATAATAGAATTGACTAAATCAGAATGTGCTAATATTGAGGTGCTATCAAATCCCCAAGGATCTCAACAATTTAATCTACCACAAAACCTAAGAAGACAGACTGGTCCTAATAGAGCCCGAAAAGACTCTTATTCTGCATTGTTACTTGGCAACTGGTTTGGAAAGATTTACTTTGATTCTAAGCATGCTAAAGCTGAAAACAAACCCCAAGGTGGGTTTATCCCATTCACCATTTAAAAAAAAATTTCTAATAAGTTTTTTATTAGTTTACAGTGTAATAGAAACTATGCCTCTACCTAAGCCAAACGACAAAGAGAAAAAAAGCGACTTTATTTCAAGATGTATGTCCTCTGACATAGTAAAAAAGGACTTTGACGATAGTAAGCAGATGTTGGCTGTTTGTTATAGCCAGTTTGAAGATGCAAAAAAAGAATCTAAAGCTAGTGCCGAGTTTGGTGGAGAAGAAATAATAGTCACAGAATCCAACTACAATTACAAAAAAGAAGAGAATAAAGCTGTAGACTATGATCATGAGATGACTATTCCAGAAGCAAAAATGAAAGAGCTTCATGATAAAGGAGAAACTTACATAACACAAACCGATGGTGATCAAAAAATGATCATAAAGGTTAAATACAGTAAACAGTAAAAGTCGACTTTTCAAAGTTAAAAGTTAACTTTTGAATTTTAGGTTTTCTTGTGTATAATAGTGTATGGCGAAAAGGAAATATACTAAAAAATCAGATTACTGGAATAAATTTGAAAATGAGGAATCTCAGGCTACAATGACCTCAGATTTCCAGCCGAAAATGATGGGGGAATCGATCTACGAAACTCAAGGCTCTTCGAGAAAAAGTTCAAGTTCTGATAGTAGATCTAAGTCGAGAACTAACAGCATAGCTACAAGTAAAGTGGCTAATAAGTATGCAAACATAGACTCTGGCTTACTACCGTTCGAATACTCCGAAGATAATGTGGGAGTCACAGACGCTATTACACTTTGCCAGAAAGCTTACTTTAATATACCTGTATTTAGGTCGACCATTGATTTAATGTCTCAATATTCGAATACTGAGGTATATTTGGAGGGTGGTTCTCAGAAGTCTAGAAAGTTCGTGGAAGCTTGGTTTAAAAGAATAAGACTTCACGATATTCAGGACCAGTTTTTCAGAGAATTCTATAGATCTGGCAATGTCTTTATGCTTAGATTAGATGGAACCTTAGATATCACAAGTGTTACTAAAATGATGGAGGTTTATGGTGCTAGTAAAAAAAATGCCAAAATACCCATAAAATATATAATGCTTAATCCTGCAGATATTGTTGCTAATGGGTCAATTACGTTTTCAGAATACCAATACTTTAAGGTTCTGACTCCGTTTGAGGTTGCTAGATTGAAAAAACCTACATCAGAGCATGAAAAAGAATTATATAACTCCATGCCAGAAGAAGCTAGGGTTTCTATAAAGAATAGCCCCGCTGTATCTAACTCAACTCCGATTATACCACTAGAAACTGAAAAACTTCATGTAGTATTTGCTGGCAAACAAGATTATGAGCCTATGGCTATACCTAGCGGCTTTTCTGTTCTAGATGATCTAAATAAGAAAATGGAACTTAAAAAAATAGATCAGGCAATTGCTCGCTCTATAGAAAATGTTGTATTACTTGTAACTATGGGCGCAGAGCCTGACAAGGGCGGTGTAAATCACAAAGCTTTGTCTGCTATGCAGAATATATTTCAAAACCAAAGTGTTGGTAGAGTTCTTGTGTCGGATTATACAACAAAAGCAGAATTTGTTATCCCCGATCTTAAGAAGGTAATGGGAGCAGAGAAGTATCAAGTTCTAGACCAAGATATAAAAGACGGACTCCAGAACATCTTAATTGGAGACTCCAAGTATTCTCAGGGAGAACTAAAAATGCAGGTTTTCTTAGAAAAGCTTCAGTTGGCTAGGGATTTATTTTTAAAGGAATTTCTACAGCCAGAAATCAAAAGGTTATGTAAGGATATTGGAATGAAGAACTTTCCTAAAGCAAAGATGATTGAGGTCGGTCAGAATAAAGATGACGAAACCAAAAAAATAGCGATAAGAATGATGGAGCTTGGGGTTATGACTCCAGAGCAAGGTATGGATCTAATAGATACTGGGGATTTTCCAAAATCGAAAGATCTTCAGGCAGCTCAAAAAACATTTAAGCAAAGTAGGGAAGATGGTCATTACCTGCCTTTAGTAAATTCAATAAACTTGTATCAACAGGATGGTGATATTAATGACAAATCAACAGATTCTAATACAGCAGACGAAGGCAGAGATAATGTAGTTAAAAATCCATCTCCAAGTGGAGGTAGACCTGTTGGGGTTTCTAATTCCACTCACTATTCAAAAGCTAATATCATCGAGGTTACTAAAATGGTAACAGAGTTTGAAAAAAGAGCAGTAAAAGAATTTTCTAAGAAGTTTGATATAAAGAGATTAAATAAAGACAAAAAAGATCTTGTTTCTAGAGTTTGTGATTCGATAGTCGTAGCTAAAGAATCAGAATCTTGGGATTCGGAGCTATCAAATGTATTGGGGGACCTTGAACAAATGAACAACTTAGAAATCAATAGTGAAGTGCTAGATTTCGGAGCAAAACATCAATTAGATGATTTAAGTGCAGCTATTTTATATCACTCTACTAAACTAATTGATTGAATGGAGCCAGAGAAACCATATTGCTTTGTCCATGTTCCTAAGACGGGAGGCACTAGTGTTAGAATGCACCTGCCAAATTCAACGGGTCATAAACGGCTTTCGAGAGTAGCAGAATCAAAACTTAAAGGTAGGTTTACTTTCGCTTTTGTCAGGAACCCATTCGAAAGATTGGTAAGCGCTTATGAATATTTAAAAGGAGGTGGGAGAACCCTTGGAGAGAAAAGGCTTGGAAATGAAATTCCTGATACGTTTCCTAAATTTGTGTTTAATCTTAAACAATATATAGACAGGTCCGTACATTTAAAACCCATGTGTTATTACTTGGATAAGGAAGTTGATTTTATTGGTCGTTATGAAAACATACAAAATGATTTTAATCATGTGTGCGAGGCTATAAACTATCCTATAACTACTATGGTTCATATAAATGAAACAGATTATGGAGATTGGAGGGAATATTATTCAATGACTCAATTAGTTAAGATTGTCGAAAGCTATTACAAGGATGACCTTGATCGTTTTGAATATAAATTTTAATAATTAGATTTTTAGTGTAAATTTATTTCATGAACAAAGATGATTTTGAAGTTTGCCGATTTAATGGTAAAATCAAAGCTTTAGATAAAGATGATTTTTCTAGTTTTGGTATATCTCAAGCTAGTTTAGATGAAAAGGCTAAAAGCCTTATGCCTAACGAGTTCAATCCAGAAGACAATATTGATGTTATCCCAGTTGTTTTCAATCTAGCTGTAGTTAACGAATTTAATAAAAATGGAGATGGCATTGATACTGAAACAGCTATGGCTGCAGTAAAAAGATTTGTAAACAAACCCATAAATGTCGAACACCAAAAACAAAAAATAGTTGGTCACATGATTAATGCGTCCTTCTCTGAGGAGGAGTTTGATTTTAAAGATAATGACATAAATTCTTACGCTGGGAAAACTGAACCATTTTACATTAATGCTGCTGGCTTTATTTATAGTCATGTGTACCCAGAGCTAGCTGAAGCAATTTTGGAATCAAGCGACAAGGGTGAAGACGCATACCAGAGCATTTCCACAAGTTGGGAGTTAGCTTTTTCTCAATATAAAATAGCAGAAGGCTCAAATAAACTTTCCGAGTGTCGAGTTCTGTCAGAATCTGACGCAGAAAAGCAAAAAGAATACGTTAAAGGGTTTGGTGGAGAAGGATTAAATTCAGAAGGAAACCCTGTAAATAGGTTGATTGTAGGGAAAACTTACCCATTGGGAGCTGCCCTAACAACAAACCCAGCCGCCAGAGTTAAGGGCATATATATGAACAAGAAAGAGATGGACGAAGAGATGGAAGACAAGCAAAATAAAGAGTCTCTCACAATTTATCAAAAAGAAAAAATTTCCCTAAACAACGTAAACCCTGTAAACAAAGAAAAATTCAATATTTTAAATCATATGACAAAAGAAGAATTCGAAAAGCTCATGGATGGCGTTGCAGAAAATGTAGCTTCCGTAGTAAAGAAAGACGATCAAGCCAACTCTATTGGTGAGATTATGCGTGATGCTCTCAATGCACACGGAGAAAACTGGAAATCTAAAATTCAACTCGAAACCGAGGCTAAAGAAAAAGCTCGCGCAGACCTTGAATCCCTTCAAGCCTCTTTTAAAGGCGTTAAGGAAGAATTGGACGGAATTAAAAGCGAAATGGAAGCTAAGGCTTCTGTAGAACTTTTCAATGACCGCATGAACTTCATCGATCAAACTTACTCTCTCCAAGAGAAAGAGCTTGAGCATGTAGTTGCAGAAATGAAGGGTATCGATAATACCAGTGAATCTTTCGAAGCTCTTAAAGATAAGCTAGCTGTTGTATTCTCGCACAGAAACAAAGAAGCTATTGCTAAAGCTGAACAAGAGGTTCAGGAAAGAGTTGAAGAACTTGTAGCCTCAACTCTTGAGTCTGCCAAAAAGGTTGAATCTGAGGTTTCCGAAGCTTCCGTAGAAGATGAAGATCTTCAAACTACCGATGAAGAAACATCAACTATTCCAAATAATACCGCAGAGGCTTCTACCGAAACCTCTCTTGTAGAAAAACTAAAAAACAATTTTCAGGTACAAATTACCAAATAATAAAAAAAAATCTAACTTATAAATAAAATTATGGCTAACGATATAACTAAACTATTGCCATTCCGTCATTACAGTGAAACCGATGTTATCAACATGTTTTCATTCGACGGAGGCGAAGTAGGTGCAGGACTCATTGTTAAGATCACTAAAGCTGACCTTAACCAAGATCTTGTAGAATACGGCGAAGGGGGTTTCCTTAACGCTATTGGAAATGCTACATCTATGTATGCAAACGTTCCTCACAAAGTTCAGCTCGCTGACTCTGGGGATGTAGGATTGGGAATTCTTCTGCGTGATGTACGCGAAGAGGACGAAAACGGAGAAAAAATTCGTTTTTATCCAGAGAAAAAAGCTGAACTTCAGTGTGTAGTCTCTGGTGAGGCTGTGCCTGTAGCTTCTAAGGGTTCTTTCACATTTACTGAAGGAGCTTTTGAAGGCGGTACTATTCCTGCTCCAATGTCTCAACTTGCTGTCCGCGATGGTGGTAAGCTTGGTACAGCTGGCGCTAGTGAAGCTGTTGTAGGACTCGTTCTTGCAACTGGAAGCAGAGAAACCCAAGGAGAAGGTTCTGCCGATCCTTTCGCAGGTGACTACGCAATCGTAAAAATCGAACTCTAAAATAAATCACGAACATGAAGATTACAATTAAAAGAACAGAAGATCAATTAGCCCTAGTTCGCGCTATGGCTTCATCAAATCGTGAAGAGTCTTACGAAGCACAGGCAGCTGTAGCTTCTCTTATTGGACCTGTAGTTAACGAGGTTATTAACAACGCCACCACAATTGGCAACCTCTTTAGTACAATGACATATGAGTGGGACGACAATCCGTCACTCCCTCTAGACCTCTTCCACGACATTACAGACGAAGATTATATTCAAATTTACTCTCAACAAGTTGCGGGTGGACTTCCTTATAACCAAGTCTTTCCAGCTCACAATGAGCTTAAATTCAATACCTACACTATTGACAGTGCTCTTGCGTTTGACCGCAAGTATGCTAGAAAAGCTAGGGTTGATGTTGTCAGCAAAACATTCACAAGAATGGCTCAAGAAGTAATGCTTAAGCAAGAGCGCACAGCGTTCAACGTTTTGGCTTCCGCTCTCATTAAGGGCAACGGAACCACAAACAAGCGCATTATTTCCTCCAACAACCAAGGTCGCATCATTCTTGATGACCTTAACAGATTGATCACTAAATCCAAGCGCATTAATAGCTCTTGGGCTGGTGGTACTCCTGTTGGTGGAGCTAACGTTGGCGTAACTGACCTTATGGTTTCACCAGAGATGGTCGAGAAGCTTCGCTCAATGTCTTACAACCCAATCAATACTGAAGGTGGTGCAAGAACAGCGGGTAGCTCAAACACCTCTACAGAAAGTGCTGTTAGCGCTCCTGAGAGCCTTCGTGAGACCCTTTACAGCGGAGCTGGACTCCCTAACTTCTACGGCATCAATATCATTGAAGTCCTTGAAATGGGTATCGAGCAACGTTTCAATAAGATCGCCCTTGCAATCGACGCTGGCGATGCCTCTACAGTTACATCTGGTGGACAAGGATCAAGTCCTGACGCTGGCTTCAGTTCAACTGACGAGCTTCTTATTGGTATCGACCGTAGCAAAGAGTCACTAATCCGCCCAGTCGTTCTTGACGAAGGTGCATCTGACGCGTTCAACGTACAAGTTGACGATCAGTTCTCCGTACGCCAAGAGAAGATTGGTTGGTTTGGTAAGATTGAAGAGGGTCGCCTCTGCATCGACGATAAAGCCCTTGTGGGAATCGTCGCCTAATCGCTTAAAACAATTACAAGAACCGTTCCTTTAGAGGGGCGGTTCTTTTTTTTTGATTTTTTTGGTGTAATACATATCATATGTTATGAGCGATAATAAAAAACAAGGCAAAAAACTTAGCAAAAAAACTAACAAAGAAGCTAGGGAAAAGGAATTAAAAGAACTTTTAGATGTAGAGGGTTCTATTGGTCACGCTATACAAGAAGATGACACTGGAAAACAAAAGGAATCATTAGAAGCCTTTGAGATGGTTGACGGAAAGAGTAGAAGTGAAAAACAAAAGCAAATAGATCAAGCTAGAGATTTGGAAGATCTTCTGGGCATTCAAGAAATGAACCCATACAGAACATTAAATGAAGATATTTTTGCTAGTAAGTTAGAAGATATGTCTGTTTCTGAGATGACTTCATTAGCCATGCACGTTGGAGTTACTCCACAGCAGAGCACCAGAGAATTAAAAAGAAATTTGATTGAATCTTTCAATATGTACGCTAGGAAGCACAATGTGAATGTGCCGAGCCCAATACAACCAATCATAGACGAGAATTCCCCAAACTACAAAAAAACTGTAAGGTTGTTTAACGATATTTAAAATATGAATGACCTTGGAGAGCTTGCAGAACAAATAATAAATACTGAATTTCCTGAAGACACAGATAGATTCCCGATATCTTATGTGTCTGGTTGGTTAGATGCTAACATAGGCGAAGTCAACATTCTTCTCAATGAAGATTTTGAAATAGATGTGAGTGGTAATTTTTTACCCTCATTTTGCGCTGAAGAGGAGGCAATCTATACTGAGCTATATTCTGTACATTATTACGAGAAGCTCTCTAGGGACGTTCTGAGGGGCATTACGAGCAATTGTGCTGGCTCCTCTGATTGGGTGTTGTTAAAAGAAGGTGATACAACAATACAAAAACAAAACAAAAACTCTATAGCCAGAACCTTGAACTCTTTTAAAAATGATTCAATGGACAAGCTTAACGACTTAGTTTCTAAGTATAATGTTTATAAATCATCACCTATTCAGGTTTACGGTTCAGACAAAAACAATATAGCATAAGATGTCTTCTCTATTGTCAGATGATGAAAAGAAGCAAATTCAACTTGAGTTGGATAATGTAAGGGATACCTTTTTTAGGGACATATATGTGTATATAAAGAAATATACTGATTCTCCCAATGACTTACCTCAAGACTATAACCCCCTTTATAGTGCTCCAAAGCAAACGACTAGACACACTACCACAAGGAATACAATGGAAAAAGTTAAAATACAAGCCATTGTAAAATACGAAAACTTCCAAGATGATAGAATCGTTGATGCTAAAGCACAAATGAACTTATCCGCTTCAGAGGGTAGGATTAGACTAAAAGTCAAAAAAGAGGGTTACGAAAAATTGAAAATTTCATCTAGGGTTGAAGTAGACGGAGACCTGTTTACTTTAGAAGGAGATTCAAAACATATAGGTCCATTTGACTCTCAGTATTATCAGGTAAACTTGAAGAGAGAAAATTAATGGCTAGAAACGTCAAAGTAGTCATAAACAAAAGGGCTGTTTTAAGAGATGTAATGACATCTAGCAAGAGATCTTTAGCTTTGCAAATAAGAAGATCATTAGCTCCAGAAATTCTAAAAAAACAAAAGCAACTTCAAGGTGACTTCGAATCTCATCCCGTTACAAGAGAGATAGAACAAGGTCCTTATGCCAACAACATAAGTGGTCTTACAAATGGATATGGAAACTTGTTTTCTTTCATAGGTTTCGAAGCTAACTCTACGCCAACAATAGATATCAAAAGAATATTCGATAGGAAAATCACTTATAGCGTAAGAAGTTTAAAGCAAAGCGGTTCGTTCAAAGTATCTATGTCTATACCAACTTTAGAAGAGGTTTTTTCTGCAACACCCATTCCTTGGGCTGGAGGTTTGAGTTGGGCTGAAGGAATAGAAAAAGGTATAAGCAATCTTGGATCTTATGTGTATAGTAGTAATACAAAGACATCTTCGAGATCAGGTTCTGGATTGCAGGTTTCAAAAAGCACAGGGTCTAGCTTTGATACAACACCTTATATATCTAAAATCATAGAAGATTTTAAAAACAATTTAAGAAAAATTTAAAAATGAAAGCCCAGTTCGATCAGAATCTATTATCTAGCTTTTACCTTTGGTTTGAAAATGCCCTACTAAAAGAGGATATAAAAGCATATGTCACAGGTCTTGAAAACAGTTTTAAGTATGTGGAATATTCGGATTTACCAAGTGATTTTATAGGTTACCAAGGTCAGTTCAGGCAGTTGGTTGCGGATCAGTCTGTAGAAAGCCCAAATTCTGGTGTTTATATAAATGGACAATTTATAAATGACGATCCAGACAGTAACGGAGGTGTTTTCTTGGATTATCAAGAAGGCAGAGTTGTATTACCTTTATCCTCTGGCAAAGACTTGGATATAACAGCAACTTCTACAGTAAAAGAGGTTAACACTTACATAGCTAACGATAGTGATGTAAGCACAATACTTCAATCTGATTTTCTAGAAAATGGTCAAACCACTCCTTACTTTTTTAACCAATCAGAAAAACTAGACGAAAAAACATTTTTTTTGCCAGCTTGTTTTATCTCTTTAGCTTCATCTAAAAATGACGAGCATTGTATTGGTGGAATGGAAGAAACTAAAAACAGAGTTCAAGTTATGGTTTTGACTAGAGATAATTTTGTAATAGACAGTATAATTTCTAAGTTTAGAGACTCTGCTAGAGACGAGTTTTCACACATACCTTACGAAAACTTTCCTTATGGGTTTTCTTATTCTATAAAGCAAGCTCCATATGATTACGAGGTTTTCCAAAAAACCTTTGAAGGAGGTGTCACTACTCATTTGGATAAGGTTAGTGTATCTAAAGTTTACTCTGAAAGAATGAGAGAACTTATTAATAGGGACTTTTCTGTAGCCATGATGGAGTTCGATTTATCAACATATAGATTCCCAAGATTACAATAAGGTGTAAAAAATAAAAAACATTCTAATCAATTATGTCAAGAACAAGAATCATTTCACAAAACAAAGCGGTCTTTGCTTCTGCAACTGGCTGGGGAGGCGGATTAACCACCGCTTCACAATTAAACAGGGTAGATACTTTCTCTTTTGAAGTCGATCAGGCAGGAGCCAGAGAAGACATTAGGGAGTTCGGTCAACTATCGCGTATTGGAGTAGAACTTACTTCAGAAGTAACGCCAACAGTTTCTCTAGGCTATTTCCTTGGAGGAGGAGAAAACGAGACGTATCTCGGGCTCACAACTTCTAACCTAAACGCACAGATTATTTCTGGAATTTTGTCAGAAGACCCAGACGCAAGAGAGCGCAACCTTTATGTTGCTACCGTTAAAGAAGGAGAAGACGCATTTAATAGCACTTCTTGGGCTAGCGACGAAGCTGAACACGATACAATTGGATTCGGAAACGTATTCTTAACATCTTACACAGCCAACTTTGCTGTAGGAGAAATTCCAAGAGTTGATGTCGAGGGAGAAGCTTCTAACGTTGTTTTCTTTACAGGAACTCATAGCGCCTTAGAAAACCCTTCTGTTGACTCCACCTACGCAAGACAAGCTGGAACTATCACTTTGCCAGCTCCTGATACTGGATCAATGTCATTTGCTGTACTTAGACCGCAAGATGTAAGCGTTACATTCGAGAACGATGAAATCTCAGTTGGAGACAACATTGGTGTAGATCTTTCTAATATATGTGTTCAGAACGCAAGCGTGGAAATTCCACTAGCAAGGGAAAACGTCGAGTGCCTCGGAAGAGAACGCGGAACAAAGTACCTTGAGTTTCCAATTGACGTTAATGTCAACATGAGCGCTCTTGTAAGTGACTTCAAACAAGGTTCACTTGAGTATGTTCTCACTGGAACTGCTGGAGACGACAGGGTTGACGTTGTTATCAAAGTCGAAGATAAACTCGGATCTCCCGTCCATGTATTTCAGCTTAAAAATGCTGTTCTGGATAGCCAATCATTCAGCACATCGTTGGACGACAACGAAAGTGTTGATTTAACTTTCTCAGCTCAAATTGCTGGAGCTTCAACCTCTACAGAAGGTGTCTTCTGGAGCGGAAGAGAAGCTTAAGTTTTGTATTGTTGTGTTAAACAAGCCCTTCCGAAAGGTTGGGCTTGTTTTTTTGTGTAAAAAAGAGTATGCAGCAAACAAAAAAAATAGATTCTGAATCTTTCTCCAAAGGCATATTTGAATTATCCTTTGCTATTCGGCAAAAAGAAAGTTCTTTTAAATTACATTTAGGAAGTGGGTTTTTCGACGGAGAAGATATCAATGACCTGCAATCTACTGGAATATCTTTTTCTGGTGAAAATGGTCAAATTTTTGATTCTTCTGGAAACTTTTTTGGAGGTTACTATCCGTCTAAGGTCTTTGGCTTAGATGTACATATAAAAAACGAATATAAATATTCTTATTTTTTTAATAGTTTGTTGATTTCAAATGATATGGACATTGAGAGCGATTATATAAATGCAATTAAGTTCGAATCAGAGGACGGGGATTCTCTTTCTTTAGGAATCAAAAAATAAATTTGATTTTTAACTATAAATAAACATAATTATATAAATAAACACATTTTATGAAAGAACTTTATTCATTTGAAATCGAAAGAGATATTGTAGTAGAAACACCTTATACCAAAAAAACGAAAAACGGAGAAAAGGAGTATACTAAGAAGACTAAGAAAAAAAAGAAAGAAAGGGTTATTGTTTACAAACCAACTGTTTCAGACATCGAGAGGGCTGAGTTCTTCTATGGTCAAAAATACAACGAGTATATTAATGCTGGCTTCTTAACTAGAGCTATGCTCGAAAGAAAGTTTGCGAGTAATGAGGATACCGTTGGACTAGAGAAAGATTTAAAAGATGCTTTGTTGTTAAATATCGAATCTTCTAGAACTATAGAGTTTTACGGAGCTGCGAAAAAACTTGATGAGGAACAAAAAATCAAATTAGCAGAAGCTGAAGAGAAGATGGCGGAAGCTCAGTCTATCATTATGAGATACGAATCTTCCTTGAGAGATCAATATAGTCAGACTGCAGACGTTAAATCAGAAACAAAAATGATAGAATGGTTTATATTTAACTTTTCTTTTTATGAGGACGAGGTAGAAGGAAAGACTGACGTTTTCCCTGTATTTGAAGGTGCAAGCTTTGATGAGAAAAGGCAATCATTTCTTTATCTTTCTGAAGATAAGGAAGATATTGAAGATGAAAACATACTCTTAATTAAAGATATTTTTGATAGCAGTTTTGATAAACTAACTAAGGTTATTAACCTTTGGTATAATAAAATGGGCAACAACCAAAAAGAAATAGATAAGAGTATGAAAGAGGTCTTTTCTAGTTAGATGGATTATAGTTTAATATTGCTAGATATATTAAGGGGTTATAGTTATATAGACACTCCAGATGGAAAAATCTACCTTAAACATATATCTATAGAAGAGCAACTATCTTTAACTGAGTTTGAAAAAGAGGATTTCGATAATCTTGTTAAATCTGGCATAAAGCCAGAGTCAACACTTCTAAGCGACGCTATAAGTTATGGAGGTTGGTCAGAAGAAGAAGAAAAACAAATAAAAGACCTTACTTGGACTGTAGATAAGAGTGAGAAAGCTTCTAACAACATTGCTGATGCAAATCAAAAGCAAATGTTTAGAAATACATTCCAGAAAGAAAGAAGTGAATTAAAAATACTCAAAGAAAAGAAACAAAAAATAATTTCCTTTAGTGCCGAAGTCCTATCTTCTACATCAAGAACAAAAAGGTATGCTGAATTGTGTTTTTTTAGAGATCCTAATTTTACAAAAAAAATAAAAAAGGATATCAAGCAAAGATATAATGAACAGCTTTTTAAAAAGATTGGAGTCTTCTTCGATGAAAAATCATTAATAAATGCGGCTTATGAGCCGTCTTTTTTTGAGCCCTTCATATTGCAAAACAAAAGTCCTTTCTGTATTTTTGGAAAAAGCCTTGTGGAGTTGTCATATTTGCAATCAAGATTAATGGTTATTGCTAACACTTTGCTTAGTAAGTTTAAAAATTGTACCAATATACCAGAAGACGTATCCAGTGATGCTGTAGCTCTTTTTAAATATGAAGAATCGGATAATAAACACAACAAGGGGAAAACTACTGAGGGAGTATCTGATCTGAAGGCAAAAATGAATAAAAAAGGTAAGCTTACCTCAGAAGACCTTTTGTCTTAAAATGTGTAATAGCTATAAATGGCATCTTCATTACAATTAAGCGCAGATTTAAGGCTGAACCCTAACAGCATAAAGCAATCTGCTAATCAGGTAAAACAAGCGTTAGGAAGGATCACAGGTCAAGCCTCTGAGTTCCAAAAATCTCTCGATGCTTCTACAGCTAGGGTCTTTGCGTTTGGAGCTACCACAGTCGTTTTAAATACCGTCTCTCAAGCTTTTAGAAAACTTGCTGAGTCTACAATAGAGGTCCAAAAAAGATTGGTAGAAATTAATGCTATATTTCAACAGTCTGAGAGTGTATTGCAGAATTTTAGGGAGTCTATATTTGATGTAGCTCAAAACACTGGTCAAGCATTTTCGACAGTTGCTGATGCAGCAGCCGAATTAGCAAGACAGGGTCTTTCTGCAGAAGAAACTACGAAAAGACTGCAAGCTGCATTAATATTAACTAGAATATCTGGTTTGGGAGCAGAGGATTCTGTGAAAACTTTAACAGCAGCTATTAATGGTTTTACTTCAGCCGCATTAACTGCCAATGAAGTAACAGACAAAATTGTTGCGGTGGATACCGCTTTCGCTGTATCTGCGCAGGACCTAGCTCAAGGATTAGCTCGAGCTGGTTCGACGGCTGAAGATGCTGGTGTTTCATTTAACGAACTACTTGGTTTGATAACTGCTGTTGAGCAAAGAACAGCAAGGGGTGGAGCAGTTATAGGTAACGCATTTAAATCTATATTTACAAGGTTATCTAGAGGAACTACTATTGCTGATCTTCAGTCTTTAGGTGTGGAAATAGACGCTACCCAAACAGGAGTGCAAAAACTACAAGCTTTATCTAATGCAATAGAAGGAATAGGAGACCCTACTGTAGTAAGCAAAATCAAAGAACTCGCGGGTGGTGTCTTCCAGATCAACGTGGTTAGTGCTGCATTAAAGGATTTGACAAGCGAGACATCTGTATTTAGGAAAGCTGCTGACGAGGCTGCAACAGCTTCTGGTCAAGCCTTCAAAAGAAATGAAACTTTAAACAAATCTTTAGCCGCTCAAATAAATTCTTTAGTGGCGGGATTAACTGATCTAGCTGAAAAAATAGGTTCTCTTACGTTTGCTCCTCTTTTGACTAATTTAATATCAGTAGCAAGCAAGATAACAGAGACACTAAGTAGTGCTCTAGGTGGTGAAAACGGGAGTGTTGTAATAAAAGGATTGTTTCAAGGTATAGGTGCTTTCATTTCAGGCCCAGGTCTTGTTATAATTACAACCGCTTTTTTGAAAATCGTAAAGCTTATTGGGAAGTTCGCTATAGAGGGATTTAGGTCTATAACCTTGATAGGTTCAGAAACTGAAAAAATAAAAGGCATAGAAAAGGGTATAGTAAATTTGCTAAGTCAAGATGATGCTCTTAGAAAGTCCATAGCAAGTCAAACCTTATCTCAGGCACAAAAAGAACAAGCTGTAATAGATGCTATAAAGAGAGAAAATCAACTACTTACTCAACAAGAGGCTCTTTTAAGAAGGTTGGCTACTTTAGCTGCGTCTAGGGGTGTTACTGGTTTTGGATCTGGATCTGGGTTCACAGGTGGTAATAAAAAAAGATTTTCTCAAGGATATGTACCAAATTTTGCTCGGAATGATTTTAAGTTAGAAGAAGCGGAGGCTAAATCTTTAGGGGCTAGCTCGTCTGTAAAGGCTAGGATGGGCAAAGGTAAGATTGGAGGCAAAAGATTTGTCATGAATAACCAAGAAACCGAAATACCAAATTTTGGTAGAAACGGAGACTCAGCTGTTATACCACGTTATTCAAAAGGGTTTGTTCCTAATTTTGTCAACAAACAGCCACCACCACTACCAAAATCAAGGTATGGTACAAACAACCAGTGGGTTAGTGTTAATAAAGCAAAAAACGCTACAGATTCAGCTCTTTTTACATCAGACAATGACGCCCCCTTTTATCCATTTAAAGCTAAAGGAATTAAATCGACTCACGACGAGATTGTTGGGGAAGGCGGCTTGGTTATTAGAAATAGGTATAAGGAATGGGAAAAAGCCGAAAACTCAAAAAGAATAGAAACTATTGACCTAAACAAGATAGTTGGTGGATCTTTGCCTTCAATTTTGATACCAAGAAAACCAAGTTCGCCGACCGCTCTATTGAACTCTCAAAAAACAGATATTTTAAAACCTATAAATTATGAGTTTCCTGTTAAAGGTATAAGCGGTAAAAATACAGAAGCCTTGGAAGCTAAGTTCGAAAAAGATTTCGATCCGCAAAGAATTGAAAAACTAGCTAAAGGTAGAGTACTTAAATTTGCAAGGCAAATAACAGATTCTCTAGGGTTGCCAAAAGGTGAACCAAAAGATATAAAGAGAACAAAAGAGACGGATGGTTTTACTGGAGCTATTAGGTCTGCTGCGGGAGCTATCTTTGACGCTTCTGTTACAACCGCATTAAATGTAAAAAGCAAAGATACATCAAAGGACAAAGGGGGGAACTTTGACGTTAGGGGTAAGAACCCAAATCTAAAGGCTCTTTTCGGGCAAAGTCCAACTCCTTCAAAAGGACCTTTTACTGGGTTAGGTGATTTTAAGTTTACTCCAGATACGGATAGCTTAAGAAAAAAATCTCTGAACGAATTAAGAGGAAAATATAAAAGCTCTTATGAAGAACTAAAACTTGAGAGAAATCCAGATAAAAAAGGCAAGGCAACAGTAAGAGTACCAAAGAAAACAACAAAAGCAAGAAAGAAAGGTTTTGCTTCTGGTTATATCCCCAACTTTGTTGGTAATGGACCTTTAGGTGAAGCTATAAAAAGAGAAAAAGCCGCTGGTTTACCAGAATCAAAAATAAGGGTAGATCAAAGCCAAAAACTAGCTAATAGGAGAAACCCTACTGGTT